GTAATCTGTTGATCCTGAATATAAATTACGAAAAACCATTTTTAATTTTCCGTAAATTTTATAATTAACACTTTCGTTTCTTTCTCTAATAAATAATTCGTCAATATCTAAAATAATATCTCTATCACCAATTCTCATCAATGATTCATCACTATCAAGATTTAGTTTAATTTCTAATTCTTGTTCATCCGCATTTGCGAATTTTTTAACGGGTAATATTATTTGTTTCTTTTCCACTTTTTATTTTTTATTTTTAATTACTTGTTGTCCCACTAATTTCAATAAACGCATTTTTAGGTCCGAAGTAATCAACAAATTTATCTAATCCTGTTTTACCATTTAATAAACCAAAATAAAATTGGAATGGTGTTGATAAAATTTGTTTAGTTGTTCCACTATAATAATCTTGTGTTCTTTTAATAACAAACTTTGTATTTGTCCATCCTGTTGTTACTGACCACCCCACAATACCGTCACTTCCAGCATTACCATATCTTGTATATAATGTGCCGGATGTTGGACTATCTGCTGTTCCTCCTGTTACATATAAATAAGTAAATCCGGGATATTGTGTATTAAAACTAGCATGACCATCAGTTATTGAAACAACATCAAATTCAGTTGTTGATCCTGTTATTTGAGTAATTCCACTTAACGTTAAACCAGAATATGTATATGTAATTGGTAATAACAAATACTTGTCTGATTGATCACTTGTTCCTCCTGTTAAATTATAACCATAGGTCATACCTTGTAAAGGTTGTGTTTGAACTGCACTATAATCCCACGATTGATTATTTTGATCTCCGTTATATGAACCAAATCCATAACCTCTTTTATTCCATAAATAAAATGGAACTATTTGTGATGATTCCGTTAATCTGCCCTCTTCATTTAAGCAAGATCTAATTCTTTGTCCGTCATCTGATAATTCTAATGTAACGGGTAAAGGACCATAATTTGCGTTACCATTTTTAAAAACTTGTGGATATACTTCAGGATCCAAAAATTGATATGAATATCCAAGGTACCTTGGGTCTTGTAAATCAAATTGTTGTATTCCCGTTTCATTATTAATTGATAATAATTGTAAGATATCTCCATCTAAAACATTTGTTATTCCTACACCACTCGAAAATCCTGTATTATCAAAGAACATATCTAAATCACCAGTTTCATTTGCAATATCCATTCTATAGTTAATTGCCAATCCTAATAATTCACCTAAATCTTGATATGATGTTGCTCCAATTGAACGAGATACTGAACAGTTAGGATCTAATTTTGGATCTGTACATATTTCCTTTATGAATTCATCTCTTGGACCCAAATCAACGAACGTTGTTGGTTTATTTAAATAATCAGGTGTAAATGTTAGTCCGTCCGAAGTTGGCGCGGAACGATAATATAATCTTTTTTGTCCTATCACAAGACGTGCAATATTTCTACAATATTTTGCAGTTATTTCAGAATTTCTATTTATTGCCGTAATTAATCTTTTAACTTTAAATTGTGTAAAATACAACGATCCTGATAACCAGTTATCAATAAATGCGTAGTTTACAATTCCACCACAAAACATTTTACTAACTCTTTTTCTTCTTCTATATTCACTTAATATATCCCAAATTCTTCTTGTTGTTTGTGTTCCTGGTACAATCGTAAACACTCCATTTTGAAATTCTGATTGGCCACTTGAGGTAAATCGTTCCTGAGTTTGACCTTCAAAATTAGATACTAATGGTACACCTGAATTTGGATAGTAAAAAATTGAGTCTGATAAAGTTGATGAGTAATAATCATGATCTCCGTCGTCTCCTGATATATTTGTTGCCGTTACATCACTACCTGGTATAAATGATACAAAAGAAACTTTTGTTCTTCCTGTACCTATATAATAATATGTTATTAATGCTTCATCATAAGGAGTATCATAAATATCACAACCCTCTTCTAAATCTATAGTTGTATTTGTAGCATCAGATTCAGTATCAGTTACACTTCTTATTGTTAATATATTTGAAAAAGGTTCACCAAACAATGCACCATCGTCTTGAAATTTAATGTCTGTATATCCTGTTATTGTAATTCCATCCATACCGTATGATGGTGTTCCACTAAATTCATTTGTTAAATATGAGTTACCATAATTAGTACCAGAAATAAGGTAATTGCTTTGATTTTGTATGAATGTTACAATATTAATTGTTGTACCAGTACAATTTCCTACAGTGCTTGCGGCAAATGAAATTGAACTAACGGTTAATGTTCTACTATTTTCAAGATAATCTCCAACAATTGTAACTGAACCGACGGAACAATTTATTCCAGATTCTCCTCCTGTATTTATAACAGTACCTAATGAATTACTACCATTACATTCTTCACATTCAGGATAATTAATTAAATAAAGTCTTCTTTGTCCATTTTCTTGCGCTCTAAATGCTGCACGTTTTATTGTTCTTGCTAATCTTCGTATTGGTCTAAAATCTGCACCATCTCCTATGTAAAACATTAATTTTACTAAAGCGTTTAAGAATGTTAACGTTACTAAATTTATTAAATGTTCAGCTAATAAAAGAACATCAGATATTAATAATGTAAATGTATAATTTTTAAAACCAAAATTTGATGGTGGTGTTAATTTATCACCACAATCCTCTTCTTCCGCTGGATGTAGTTCATTTATATTTGTAAAATTTCCATCAACTTGGTAATTACTGTGAAATGATGAAACTGTGTATACTTTATTATAATTAAATCTATAAAAATAATCTCTTGGATAATACTCACCTAATTCACTATATAAAATTCCATAATTTAAATTTGTACTAACAGCATTAATTGGGTAACCTGTCCATTCAGTTCCAAAATAATATGACTTATCAACTTCAGTTGATGGGGAAGTGAATTCTCTAATATTTGGAATTAAGAAATCGGCATTTGCTCTAGCTCTACTCAAATCATTATCGTTCATATTAATTCTGAAACGATAACATGCTGATGTTGGTATCCCTTTATTTGGGTCATTTGTTATTTCATTTTCACCAAACTCATTTGTGTAAACATAATCCATATTCATTTCAATTGGAAAAACAAAACTACCGTCATCCGGTATATCTTCATTTAAATCAATTGTTTCTAATATTGGTCTATTGTTTATATCTTTTTGTGGTGTGAATCTGATTGCCTCAATCTGACCTGACTTAGCTGCCAAACCACACTTTCTTCCCATTTTCTTACTTGGTCTACAGTTTTTATTAACTGCATTCATACCTTGGTCACCATATATTCCACCAATGATTGTTGCCGTTGGTTGGATTCTAACTCCTTTATCTGATAATTCAAAATCAGTTCTAGTTAATCCGATTTGGCAAAAATCTTCATTTCCCCAAAATGGATATACTTCAATTTGTTTATCAAATGATACAATTTGTGGTAATGAGTTTAAATCTTGAGAAGATTTAAACATGTACTTATTCTTAAACTTGTCTACCCCGTCTCCTTGTCTAATAAAATCATATGGTCTTAACGAGAAACATCCAATATCTGATAGATCCACATCGACATGAATTGTTTGACTTCCTAATGGAACTCCCCAAATCATAAAGTCACCCGAACTATTTGTTTTAACTGTATAATTGTAATAAGATTCGTACACTTCCAAATATTCCTCTCTTGTTAGAATATCTTCTTGATCTGGAAATGTACCTGTTGGTGTATGACCTGGATGTTGTTGTCTTGCTGGTAATAGGTTATAACGAAAATTGTTATCATCCTTATCAGTTATTTCTGTATATGGATATAAAGCTGATATAACAGGGTCATTAGCATGTTTCTCTAATTGGGGTATGAATAAGGAAACTCTAGCATTAGGAACACCTAAACCATTGTTAACCGAAATTCTACCACAAACAACACCATAATCACAACATAACGCAGTATATGCGTCTTGTTGAGTAAATCTTAATGATAAAATTTCTAATAAATCATAATCTTGTTTTAGTTCGACATTAACAAGTTGATCTTTACCTATGTTTGTTGAAATCCTATGCTTTTGTATCATTCTAATTATAAATAGAAAAAAGGTAATTTTCTTCTCCTATTATACACAAAAAACATTTTAATATGTAGTGGTTCCTAAAGATTTAGTACGTACCCTAATGTCTACATTTGGGAATCTTACTTGGAAAATTTGGTTAGATTTCATGAAAATAGTCATATCGGATTGAGCGATTTCTTTGGTGGTACTATCAACATAAGCCATTGATACCTCAGATGATGAATATTGTCCTCCAATTTTATTAAATACTCTAACGTCGATTACGTTAACAACTCCTGAAATTTGACCTATTTGTCTCATTAAATCTCCCACAAACAATGGGTCACCCATTTTTCTCTTTTCAATCATAAAGAAATTGGTTGCACCACTAATTACGGTTTTAACAATATCCGTAGCAATTTCATTTTTATCAACCATTAAATCAATCTCCAATGAAAGGTCAATAACCTCACCACTTGCAATTTCGATATAATCGTTAATCATTCTATATTCCGAAAGATATTCTATGATATTACTTTTTAATGTGTTAGAAACGATATCAGATAAATTTCCAGTATCGTCGTATGATAATATCTTGATTTTCACTTTGTTATCTTCTTCCAACACGTTAACCTTAGCTGGTGCTCCAAATGTTGAAGGCATCATCTCAATTAAAGATTTGTAATCGTTTAATGTAACTGCTCTATCTTGTGCTGAAAAGTTATAAGAAATCATGTTTCTTAATTCTTCAATTGTTGGTTGATCGGAACCACCAACCGCCGGTGTTATATTTGTAACTCTTAATGATTGAATAACTTGATTATTTTTACTTGAAATCGGTCCATTAACATCCATTTCAACGTCATCGATACTTGTTATAACATTAACTCCTAAATTTGAATCTTTTCCACCTCCAACACGGTATTTCACAAATAATGTTGTTCCTGGTTTTGGTATTGATCCTAATGATATGTTATTTAAATGACTAGCTAAATTAACTTTTAGTGTATCCGTCATGTAACTATCTAAGTTATCTAACGGGTCAATATTTCCTGAACCAAATGTTAAAGAAAAATAACCTTCAGGTGTGAATTCTGTAAAAAACTTATTTGTTACAGATTTATAAACTCCCGATTTAAAATTGTTCTTGTCTGAAATTGCTGTGGGATCTGGAGCAAAAACCTTATCTTCAATAAGACTTTTAACCTCGTACCATTTATTTGTTAAATCACTAAATTCACTTGAGGTTGGGTTAGCTCCAAATGTTGTACCTTCTTTATGTATAATACTTGATACACCTAAAATATTTTGTTCGGGTAAGTATAACTTTAAAAATGGTTTTTGATCTAAAGAAGTTATAACTCTTCTATAGATTCTTGTTGATCCATTCACCACCGCCTCTCTCTTGGTTATTGTATATGAAATTAATGTGTTGTTTGCATTAAAATTTGGTATTTTCAATCTATTTGGTTCTCCTTTACTATTGAATGGGTATGAAAAATCAACGTCTTCTACAGTTTCAAATACTTGACCTCCTCCTGAAATTTGAGTTCCAGCCCTCATTATACCCAAATATCTTTCATCCTCTTTATCACCTCTTGCATCCACATTTATAGAGAAGTCACATAACGCAACCGAAGGTCTATTACCAGGTATTTTAATACCATACGTTTTTGCAATATGAAACAATGATTGTCTTTGTTGAGCAAAATCCAACGTAGTTTCTTGCCAAACTCTATCGATATGGAAATGTAGGTTATCTGCAACCGCAGCATTTAAATCTAATAACACTGAAAATATTGAAGCGTCATTAGTATTCTTCACTAAGTCAGGATAATATTGTGTAGTTAAATTAACTAACTCTTCTCTTAAACCCGCAAAATCTCTAGTTGCGTATGATATTTTTTTACTCATCTTAAATGTTTAGTATTATAAAATCCGAAGTCGCAAACGCTCCGTTATTTACTGTGTATTCAATTTTTACAACCGCAGTATGTGCTTTACTTGATTGATCTGAAACTCTAAATAATCTTTCATCCTCATCCTCATTAAATGTTCTCTCTTGATCGGGGTCATCTTCTGCGGACATAATGTTTATTGTTGTTAATTCTAAATTTGGAATGTACTTTTTAACCACTTCACGAATCTCACTTTCAATTAAACCAAATGTAACATTATCGTTTTGGTCGAATATAAATTGATATAATCTTGTACCAAAATCAGGTAAAAAATACCTACTACCTCTTCTAGTTAATAATAGGTGTATTAAATCCGCTCTAATCTCCCTTTCAGGATTACTAGTCAATTTTAAAAACTTACCCTCTAAACTATCCCTAAATGGGAAATCTATTCCATATGTAGCTGCCATATTCAATAAATATAAACAAACAGAAAATGGTTATGTATCCTCTTTTAATTTTGAGTTCCCTTTTATGATATGAGGTGGGTCATATGGGCAATTTGAGCATTGGTTGGAACAACAATACCCTCTTTTCTGTAAAAACAAAGAAGTCAGGACCATAAGCCCCGACTTCTCATCTATGTAATAATCTACCC